CGCCCCGGTGCTACCAACACCGAGGCGTCACTTCCCACAACCATGCTGAAACGGAGCATCGGCCATGAGCGAACAGCATCATACACAGTTCTGTGTCTACGTTCACAGGCGTAAAGATAACAATGCCATCTTTTACGTTGGCAAAGGAAGCTACCACCGCGCCTGCAACAGGTCGATGCGCAATCGACACTGGAAGTTTATCGAAGCCAAGTACGGCAGGACTGTCGAAATTGTTCAGTGGTTCGACACCGAGCAGGAAGCGTTTGACCACGAGCTATTTTTGATTCAGAGCTTGCGCGTGTTCGGGGCAAAGCTGGCCAACGTCGTCGATGGAGGGGGAGGTGCCAGGGGATACAAACACACCCCCTCGGCCAGACAGAGCATGTCGCAAAAGCGCACCGGCCAGCCGCTGAGCGCGCACCATCGCGCCCGGGTGGCGGAAGCGCAGAGGCGCGAAGACGTCAACGAGAAGAGATCGGCCAGTTTGCGTGCCTACTACTCAGACGAGCAAGCCAAGCAATCAGTCCGGGCCACAAACGCAGAGATCAACTCGCGGCCAGAAGTGCGGGCCAAGATCTCGCAGTCACTTAGCGCGGCGCGAAGGGCCGCCGGCAGAGTGCGGCCTGTCGTGTGCGTGACAACGGGGCAGAAATTCGAGTCCACGATTGATGCGGGCGCATGGGTTGCCGAGCAATCCGGCAAGACGCCAAAGCAAGGAAGTGCGGCAATCATTGGAGCCATCAAGCGCTGCGGTACGGCCTACGGCTACAAGTGGCAGTATCACAATGCTGTTGACGGCACTTCACAACTGTGATGTAATCAATCCCGTCAAGAGATCAACACGGAGCAACGACATGGCCAAAGACATCAACTACCGCAACGTGACCATCACGCCAAATTTCCGCAGCATCCACGGCACCGGCAACACACTGCGCAATCAGCGCGGTTGGCTTTTGTATCTGCCGGGATACGGCTCCCTTGGTTGGTTCCCCAGCCTCGACTCAGCCCGCCGCAGCATCGACGTCACTTTCGCTGATCCGGCGCCGGGGGTGGCACGCGCCCTGGCAAAGATCGCCGCCTAACTCGGAGACCAACATGACCTACACGACCTTCGGCCCCGGCGACAGCGCTACATGGGGCTCCTGCACTGACCCGCGCGACCCGCGCTGGGATGGCGACTTCGAGCCCACGCAAGACATGCTTGCCGATGCCGAGGACGAGTTCCTCACTGACACCTGCGCAACCAGCCTGTGGCTTGTGGAAAACCTCAAGCAGGCCGATGGCGAAAGCACCTTCACCGACGGCTTTTGGCACCTCGACATGAGCAACGCCACAGTTGACCAGCTTTGGGCGCTGATCCTCACTGGGAGCAACGACCAATGCCTGCACGCCCGCATGGAGCTGCGCGATCGCATGGTCAAAGACCAGCGCGATCACATCGCACGCCTGGCCGTCGCTGCCGCCTGCAACACCAACCTGGAGTTCTGACATGTCCGCATACCTCGTACCCGACTACCACATCAACGCGCTCGTGAGCTGGGCTCGCGACCGTCACGGCTCCGGCGCTGTCAGCTACTACTGGGGCGGCCGCCGTCGCGAAGTCCGCGGCGACGAGAAGCGCATCGCCTCGGTGCTGTACGCCGAGAACGTGCGCAGCGTCAACAGCCGCTACAAGGAGCACGACCCCGCGCACGGCTTCAAGTTCCAGTACGTCTCCAACGTGCTCAACCCGATCGACGTGATCAAGGGCTGCCACGGCTACGGCTACCAGGCCTGCGAGACCGAAGACTGGGAGCAGAGCGAGGCCTTCGCCATCATCGCGGCCATCAGCCAGTCCGCCATCCGCGCCCTGCCCGGCTACGAAGACAGCCGCGCCTGGTGCATCAGCGGCCCCCTGTTCCGCGTGGAGGCCTGACACCATGAACAAGCTCAACATCAAGGCCGCCGGCCTTTCCGTCATGCACGGCCACCCGCTGGACCGCCGCGGCTGCTACGTCGACGTCACGCTGCACCTCAGCGACGACCAGATCAAGGACGCGCTGTACGAGCTCATCAGTTCGCTGCGGCTTTCAGAGGTCGAGCACATGCTGCGCAACGAGTTCCCAGACCTGTTCGAAAGCGCTTGACCAGCATCACAATGCTGATACACTGACAACGTCAGAGACGACGCGGTTACAACCCACTCCCGAAAGGACGACACCATGCAAACAATCTCCCTCTCCGAGCTCATCGCAGCTCGCATCGCTGCCAAGCGAATCGAAGACGAGGCCATCGCTGAGCGCCGGCTGATCGACAAGCAGATCGCCGACATGCTCAAGGACCCGGCCAAGCCCGAAGGCTCCATCAGCCAGCGCACCGAAGGGTGCAAGGTCACCGTGACCTACAAGGTCGACCGCAAGGTCGACACCGACGCGCTGACCAAGGCTTGGGACACCCTGTCCGCCGCGACCACCAACGCCTTCAAGTGGAAGGCCGACGTGTCGGTCTCCGAGCTGCGCAAGCTCTCCCCTGCTGACGCTGCCGCTGCAGCCGTGTTCATCACCAGCAAGGAAGGCTCCCCTTCGATCACGATCGAAGCGGTCTGATCTCTTCCCCGGGCAATATCACATTGCCCATTTTTTCCCACTGCCTGGAGACGACATGGCAATCACTCTTACTTCCACCAAAGACAGCGCCGCACTCAACGGCCTGAAGTTCCTGGTCCACGGCCCTGCGGGCGCCGGCAAGACCTCGCTCTGCGCCACCACTGGCGAGCCCACCGTGATCATCAGCGCCGAGTCCGGCCTGCTGTCACTGCGTGGCGTCGACATCCCGGTCATCGAGGTCAAGACCCTGGACCAGCTCTACGAGGCCTACGACTTCGTGACCAACACCGAGCAGGGCCAGGCCTTCAAGTGGATCTGCCTGGACTCCATCTCGGAGATCGCCGAGGTGGTGCTCAACCACGAGAAGAAGGTCGCGAAGGATCCGCGCCAGGCCTACGGCGCGCTGGCCGAGAAGATGACGGATCTGATCCGCGCCTTCCGCGACCTGCCTGGCCGCAACGTGTACTTCTCCTGCAAGCAGGAACGCGCCAAGGACGAGCAGTCGGGCGCGATGCTGTACTACCCCGCCATGCCCGGCAACATGCTCAAGCAGGGCGTCGGGTACTTCTTCGACTTCGTGTTCGCCCTGCGCATCGAGAAGGATGCGGACGGCAACCCGACACGCTGGCTGCAGACCAGCCGCGACTACAACTACGAGGCCAAGGACCGCTCCGGCAGCCTCGAGATGTTCGAGTCCCCCGACCTGTCGGCGATCGCCGCCAAGGTCATCTCCACCACCGCCAAGTAACTCCTGAAAGGACACCCATCATGGCGCAATTTGATTTCGACACCGGTAGCGTTGAGAAGCGCGAGAACACCTACGAGCTGTTGCCCGCAGGCTGGTACACCGCTCAGGTCACTGAGTCGGAGATCGTCGAACTGAAGTCTGGCAACGGCCAGGCCCTGAAGCTCACCTTTGAGGTGCTGCAGGACAGCTACCGCGGCCGCAAGGTGTGGCTGCGCTTGAACGTGCGGCACACCAACCAGAAAGCCGAGAGCATCGCTCAGCAGCAACTGCGCGAGCTCTGCGATTCCATCGGCCTGGCGCGCTTCCGCGACACGACCGAGCTGCACAACAAGCCGGTGCAGATCAAGGTCAAGATCCGCAAGGACGAGACCGGCCAGTACGAGGACCAGAACGATGCCACTGGCTTCAAGCCCGCGGCCGGTGGCGCAGCGCCCATGGCTGCTGCTGCACCTCGCCAGGCTGCGCCTGCAGCCAACGCACCCGCGGCCGGTGCAGCCGTGCCCCCGTGGCAGAAGCGGGCGGCCTGACCATGAGCAGCAGGCCCATGCCACCCGTGCTGTCGATCAAGATGGTGCCTGCCGGCGTCGAGCTCGTGCTCGGCGCCCTTGGCAAGCTGCCATACGACCAGAGTGCTGGACTGATCGCGGAGATCCGCGGCCAGGCCGAGTACCAGCTCCAATCCCTGGAGTCTCAACCACAACCCGCTGAAGAAAAGGAACAGCAGCAATGAGCACCCGTATCTACGCCGTCGAGGGCCCGCAAGGCTTCCACCTGGTGGAGGCCGGCACGAAGGTCGGCGCCCTGCGACACGTCGCCGAGAAGCACTTCACCGTCTCGGT